TTTTGTCTCATATTACCTCCGAATCCGTAGGTTATACATATAGATGTCCTATGAAAAAGGGTCCGATATTCTAAGTAGTAGAGTAGTAGCATAGGAGGTGGGTGGGGTGGTTGGTGAAAGTAGTGAAGTCACACTCCAATTTAGATAAGAAGATAGACTTCAAGAGGAGCGATCTGCCCAAGATTTATTAGGCGGTTTACTTTCGACACCGATATGGCACTCAAAAAGTCTAGCTCGCTGATAACAATCGGATTTCAAGTTAATGAAACCGGACCGAACACATTTACTCAAGGACGTATCGACCTTCAACTTAATCCATTGGATCAAGAAGTGTTTGTTGTCCAGGCTGTAAACTTAGATCCTGCAACACCTGATCCGGTCGCTGGAGTTAGTACAGCCATCGCTTGCTCACTATCGACTACTTCCCGAACTACCATCGGCAACTTGTCGACCTCTGACGTCATCGCAACTGCCAACCTCAACATTCGGGCCTTTGCAGCAAGTGGCGCACCATTCTCTAGAAACTCGATGGAAACCCCTCCAACCGATCTTCCATACATAGCGATCATCAGCACTAATGATTTCCACGTGCAGATCGAAGGTACTGGTAATCTCGCTTTCAAGAATGTTTCTGGTAAAATGTATGGCTACCGAGCCAAAGCAGATGCTGCAACATATGCAGCTCTTGTACAATCAGAATTACTATCTGCTTGAATGGGGTGAATACCCTGGTCAGAATACATGGTAACTACTGCGGTCCTAATTGGACGGGTGGTCAACCGCTTGCTGCAAACGATCCGAAAGTGGATTGGACGGTCAAACCAATAGACGCGTTAGATCGCGCATGTAGAATTCATGACCTTGGTTGTTCTAAAGATGGTTGTTCTGCCGCTGATGATCGGCGCCTGGCTAGAAAAGCAACTTTTATTTCAATTATTAATCCACGCCTGGCATCGATCGCACGTGCAGTCGCGTCTGGGATGTGGATCGCATCATTAACCAGGAGAAATTAATATGGCATCTGTAACACTAACCCTTGAAGAATACGAAGCATTGAAATCGCTAATCAGTTCAGAGCGTGAAAGTGAAGGGGCAACTCTCGCTGAAGCTCCACTAGAGAAGAAGAAACGAAAGAAGGTTTCAAAATATGGAAAAGAATTTGGCAAGCAACTCAAGATGTTGATCAAGAAACATCCTCGATCTAAAGTTACCGCGTTAATGTCGAAGGCTCACCGTGCGACAAAGAAAGAGATGAAGTGATTAATCCGATCGATTATAGATCAACTCTGTTCTCGAGATCCGCTTCTTACAGTTGTGACAATGAATAATCTTGGCGATCCTTCTCTCCTGGTGCACACCATCTCGAAGAAACAATGTCGTTACTTTACCTTCACACCACTTACACTTCATTGACAAGCGATCGCCTCATCGGTTATCATTCGTCATCACCTTCGACATAAGTTTCAATCTTGTACGTCTTCGGATTAATGTATTCGATTCGAGTTGCGATCTTAATGTTCTCCATTCGACAACCAGGCGTTCGACAAATTCCGTTTGTAACCCACCGTAATGGTGCGTGATGAATTATCTTTCCACATATCACCACATTCTTATGGCAATCAAGACATTCGAACTTCTTGAATCCGGTCTTCGGATAGTTTGGATCAGGCATAATCGTAAATCCTCTCATTCTTTCACCCCATCATATCCAACTTCCTTTCTTAGAGCTGCATATTTCTGATACCAGGCATCACTCTGTTCGGTCAACTCTTCAATATGTGCTATCAACTGGTCTACCGACTCCCCATTACCCTCTGAATGCAACTGTTTGCGCACCCAACTGCTAAAATTCTTCTTCCGTTGGGCTAATTCGAACGCATAAGGGTCCAGAGTGATGAGTTTTTGTCTCATATTACCTCCGAATCCGTAGGTTATACATATAGATGTCCTATGAAAAAGGGTCCGATATTCTAAGTAGTAGAGTAGTAGCATAGGAGGTGGGTGGGGTGGTTGGTGAAAGTAGTGAAGTCACACTCCAATTTAG